GACTTGAAACTAAATAGAGATTTAGTGAGACCTTTTAAAGAACTTCCGACAGTTGCAAACGCACCTTGCGTTTTATTAACTGCCGTTATTTTAAATTTAACGTCTTTTGTCACTTCCTTTTTCTCTTTTCTTTATCTCAAGATATGCAAACCAGAGCTGAAATTCATAAAAATCCATTTGTTGGATTTCATGATAAGTTTTGTTTAAGAGTTCAGCAAGTTGAAAACAATTAAATAAAAAGTTGTCATTTAAGAGTTTTTTTTTAACTGTGCATCACCAATCTCTGATAAATAATATTGAGCTATCTCGTTTCCATATTTTTGAATGAATTGCATAGGCGTTTCATTCATCAATGTATTTTTATCTGACGCTAAGAAAACAGATGATCCATCTTCCCTTTGTAATTTCATGACACATTCAACCAAACCCTCAAATTCTTTTTTGTCATTAAAGAAAGTGAGAATTTTTTGTGCATCTTTTACAGTCAAAGGTTGGCAATAAAATTTTTCATTTCCTAACTCAGGGATAGATAACTCTAATTTATTAGAGCCTTGATATTGCTCTTTTAACTTATCTATTTCTCTCATTTATCTTATTCTACCGAACTCTTAGTCACTGCACCTGTTGCTGTAAAATTAAGCGTTCTGCCTTCGATAGAGTCCATCTCTACAGAAATATCAGATGATGTAATTAAAGCTGTACAAGTATAATAATCAGTTCCAGATGTTGCACTATTAGCAGTATAAAGATTTAAGGTGACTGTTGTTCCGTTAAGAACAGCATCTCTTAAATTTCCTTGTGCTGTATCGTCATCATCAAAGTGAACTTCAATCGTTCCTGATGCAGTTGTTTTTCCGTAAACGAAGGTCTTGGCATCGTCTCCCATGCTAGTGTCCTCAATTTGATCTCGAGAGATGGATAAGCTCCAGCTTTTCACCTCACTAACAGCAGTGGTAGACACTTTCACCTCGCCATTATTACCATAAATAGTTGCCATTTTTTTATTCCTTTCTTATGAATGACTTTCACTATCCGTTTTAGCAGTTCTATAACGAATAGTAAATTGAAGTCTTACAACACCCATCTGTATATCACCATCTGAGGATAAGTCCATTTCTGTTGATGACAGAAAAGTATCATAAGCTGTGTTATTTCTTGTTACGTCTGCACCCAAGGCATCTTCTACCTCTTGTGCAATCGTATCAAGATCATCTTCTAACGTAGAAGAATTTTTTGCATATCCATCTACTTCTAAGAGTAAATCTCTTTGAATGGACAAGAAGTCTATCTCTTCACTAGACTCAGAAATTGTATAAACATTTAAACAGGGAAGGTTGGTCTCTAAATTAGGCAGTATTCTCGTATTAAAGACATTTGATCCTGTGGTCGTTAATCCAGTCAGAGTTGTGATCACATTATCTCTAATTGTTTTTCTTTGATGTGCCATTAGCTAGCCACCCTCAAAAAGACTTCACTCATTCCTGTACCATCTTGTTGAATGGTTTGAATGTAATAAGTTGTTGAATTAATCACTGCTGTATCACCCTCTGTTAAAGAAGTAATATCTGCTGATCTGGCTAAAAATTTTGGTTGAGTAGATTGAACTCCAGCATAACCAATATCTGCTTCAATATATTCATTATCAAAAATGACTTTAATATTCGATGAAGCTCCACCACTAGGGGTAACTGTTGCTGTTACTCCAAAATCATCCGTTGATAATAATATTAACCTGTCGTCTGCTGTTTCTACTGCCATGATAATTCTTTTATATCCTTTATATTTTTAGTTGCAATCTCTTGTAATGAACCCTCACAACCATCTTCATATTCTCCATCAAGACTACACCAAGCAGAGAATAAGATCACTTTTTCTTTTGTTTTACTGTAAAGCCAACCCACAGAGACAGCAGTTGGCATCGGTTTTTTTAAACGAGTTTTTGCTTCTATCCACGAAGCATCGGAATAGCCAGAGTCAATCCAAGTTATTATCACTAGAGGAAGGTTCAATTTCTTCATCTTTGACCTCTAATTTTTTCTTGGGTTTGGAAGTCTTTAAGCCAATAGATTTATTTTGTGACTCTGATGGTAATGCTTTTCCAATCTTAATTAATTGATTGGCATTATTATCAGCAGTCTCCACAACATCATCAGCCTTATATGATTTTCCGTCTAAGCTAATATTTTCTAATAATTTTATTTTCATGTTTTTAAGTGCCAGCACCCCAAAAGGATGCTGGCTTATTTAGTTATTAATTATGCAGTCTCGTCAATGTCTAAGATTGCTGAGAAAGACTCTGGATGTCTTACTGCAATATCAACACCTTGGAAGAATACAAGTCGAACAGTCCCAGCCGAACTACCTGTATAAGGATCAACAAGTACATCAAGACCTGAGTAGAAACCTACTAATAGGTCTGCCCAGTTACCAAAGATCATCGCATGAGCTGTGGCTGATAATGTTCCTTTAGTTAAGTTTTTAGGTAAAACAGATGACTGGAATACAGAATAACCATTAAGTGCATCAGCTTGATCCATGATCATCATAGAGTCAGTTGAAGCAACCTTTGGTGTTTTTCTCATTTGATAAACAACTTCAGGTGTTACATGGTAAGCAAGATTGCCTTTTAGTGCGTTGTCTTGTGCTACTTCTTTGATTAGATCAATAGTTGCATCATAAGTAATTGCACCACCATTAGTACCAATAGCAACGTCACCGATGCCACTTGTTCCAATAATACCTGTAGGCTCGTTTGAACCACCACCTTCATAAGATACTTCGTCAATCTTTAATGCGATTTGTGAAGTCATGTCATTTCTGATGATTTGTTCAATAGATGGATCAGCATTGTTCATTAACTGTCTGCTGACATCTACGTAACCACCAAGATCACGCTGAGTCATTGTTACTTGAGAAAATGCTTGGTTAGTTTCACCAACTGCTGAATTTTCTGCAACAAAGCCAACTGTACCTTTAGTTGTTAGTTTTGGTATTTTGACATCGCCTTTAAGACCTCTAAATACTGTTGCACCAGATGCTAATACTTTCGCACCATCTCTTAATGCATCAATAAATAGATCACCTCTGTGTACGTCTGGAGTTACATGACCTCCAGCAGATGCAGTTCCTTGAGTTAGGTCTCTTTTAAAGATTTCTGTTGGAACATAAATACCTCTTGATGATTTGCCAACTTTTCTTGCGATCTCATCAGAACATTCTCTTTCTAATCTTGCATCATCCCAGCGACCTGTGATTTGTGCATTGATCATTTTGAATAAAGAATATTCTTTTTGTTCTTTTTTAGACATACCGATTTCATCATTAGCAGATGATAAAGGCTTGTCTTTTATTTGGTTTAATAAAACCCCTTTGAATTCCTCAACTGAAGTTCCGTTTTTGATGTGTTCGTTAGCTAAGTCTTTACAGTTATGCTCAGAGCCATAAGCTAAAATTTCATCAACTCTTTTTCTTTCAGCTTTTAGAACGTCATTAGGATTTACTGTCTTTTCTTCGGACATGGTTTTTATCCCTTCTATTCTATTATTGTTAGTTAAAGAAGCAGATCGACCTACACCGACTGACGTATCAGCAGGAATAGAAACAATGCTTGCTTCCAGTGGCTTGAAGCCAACTTTAAAAGTACGCTTTGATGATCCCTCATCGTCACTTGCTTTTTCAAGTGCCTTCATATCAAAGACTTCATAACCAACAGAAATATTTCTGCGTATTCCATCTTTCACATCATTAAAAACTTCTTCAGCCAGTGGTGATTTTCCAAATCGTACTGTTGCTCTTCCTACCTTGTCAGAGTCGATTGAAGCGTTTTCAACAATTCCTATTTGCTTCGTTGCATCATGGTCTAATAACAATGGTGCATTTCCTGAAGCCATAAATTCTAAGTTAGCTCTATCATGATCTAAGATTTCAATTCCAAAATCTCTTTCATAAGGCTGTTCAGAGGAGAAAGCTATTCTCACAGTTCTCTTCTCTTCATCAATCATTTCACTTTCTTCCGATTTAAGAGAAAAATGTCTATATGCTAAAGGTTTGGTTGAGGCTTTATCTTGTTTCTCTTCCTCTTCCATTTCCTTTTCTTCTTCATCGGTCATTTCTTTTTCTTCTTCTTCATGACCAGCTTTCTCTTCTTCTTCATGCATATCTTTTTCTTCTTCATCGTAAGATTTGTCATCTTCTTCTTTGCTACGCATCATTTCCTCATCATCATGATCTTTAGCAAATTTAATTGTCACCGACTCATCATCCTCAGAAACAGCGATGACATGGCGTTTGTTTATTTCATCTGTCATTTGTTTTTCCTCATCTTTCTTTGGTTTCATTGGATGATCCTCTGGTAATAAATCGGTATCGTGTTTACCACCCTGAAATCTTCCTGTCCGTAATGCAAAAAGGAAGGAATTGACTCTAGCATAACCCCATTGTTCAGGTGAACCGACACTTGGTCGAACACTCTCAGGATTAGTCTTATAAGCACCTATTCCCCTTTCCATTACCTTAATCAATTCAGCTAAAGTTGTTCTAGCGTTCCAATCAACTTTTGCATCCTTGACTTCTTCATTGTGATCTTTGACCTTTTTTTCTAAGGCTGTTCTCACAGTTTCAGAAACTTGTTTAATATCTATATTCTTCTTCCCTTCTTGCTTCTTTGTCAATTCTAAAATGACGTCTTTCATTCTTTGTTCACCCAAAGTGCCGATAACACCCCATTTTATTTGTGCTACCACTCCAGCAACATTAGACATATTCGGTTGAAGAGTAGGATCATCTTTAAATTGTTTTCCATCTCTAAAGTGTCGAGAACCCCACGCCTCTCTTTCTTTAATCCATTTCAATGTGCCTTCAGACTCATTTCCATCTCTTGCTTTAGTCCAATATTCATAGGCTTCATTACCTCGGATATTTCCCCCAGCTCTCCAAATCTTAGGAGTATTTTCTTTCATGGCTTTTGCAAAGGAATAATCAAATTGAGGAAAGTTAGAATTTCTTAAAGAAATTTTTTTATCATCACCAGCTTCAGGAAAATTAGTCGCCATCGCTATCCTCAGGTGTTTGTATTTTGTCGTTATCTTTTAATGCCATACCAAAAGGTTCAAACATATAATCTAAGCCAAATCGTTCTGCTAATTTTTTATCAGCTTGAATTTGTTCAAATAAAGTTTCTGCATCTTTTCCATAATTGGATGCAATATCTGTAACGGAAACAATTCCATTTTTCAATCCTTGGATATTTGCTTGAATTTCTTTTAATGGATCAATCCATGGAAAGCCTTTAGGTTGAAAATTCGGTTGATTAAATTTTTCATACTTTCCCATTGGTAAATTCATTTCATTAGATGTCATCGCCATTTTTAACCAATCAGCAAAGACAGGTTTACAGAAATGATCAATAATAAATTTCTGCATTGTTTTAAAATATTCTCTTTGTTCTAATTCGCCTTGCCTAATAGAGGAGTAGTTCACTTGAGTTAGATCATTGGCAAGGCTGTGATAGGAGATATTTAGTCCTGAAGCAATCTGTCTTAAAATAGATTTGACAAATGTATCAAATGCACTTGTGGGGTGTTCAGGGGAGAATGTTTTAATATCATATCCAGCAGGAAGTTGTTGAAATGTTCCAGCTTCTATTTTCATCTGTTGAGTATATTCATTTTCTGGTGCAACATCTCCAACATACTCATCGCCACTGGGCGATGTTATAAAGCCCATAGAACTGGCATGAATACGAGAAGCAATCAACTCAGCTTCCAAATATCCATGTAACATTTTAAAATTTTTAATCGTTGCTGACATGGGTGGAACACCTCTCGTTTGATTAGGTCTTTCCATAAAATAAATGTGTAAAATATTATCAGCAGGAACTCGGATCGTTTGTTTTGACTTTGGTGTACCAATAAAATAATCGTAAGGATTATATTCAAATAAATGATAAGCCACAGGTCTATCCGTATCTTTTTCTAATTCCACTCCCATTCTAATAGTGTTTCCATTAGGAAGGACTTCATTCTTTTCCTCATCTAATAAATCAATATCAATAAATTTTAAGGCAAATAAATAACGATTAGATTTATCTTTTACTAATTGAATTAAGACTTCACCATCAACAAATAAACTTTGAACAACCATTTTCAAAGCATCATGAAATGAGAATTTTTTATCAGTGGTACAATTACCGACTTTGCTCCATTCTTTCCAACGACTTTCAATGATACTATTAGCAACAAAGTCTAATTCATTATTAGCATCTTTAGATCGGTTCTGTAAAACCATTCCCTGATTACCAACAATATTCGTCACCATTAAATTCACAAATCGTTTTGCATATTCGTTATTGCGATATAGTTCTCTAGTGCGATCTCTAAGTTGTCTTAAACTAAATCTAATTTCATCATCGGCTGATCTTGTTTGTTGAACAAAGTCTGCTAAGAAACGAGAAGTCTTAGCTCCTTCATAACTTCTTTTTTGTTTTTTCTTTGAACCGAATCTAAAAAAATCTTTTATTGCCATTAAAACACTACCTTCACATTATTGCCTGTTGAATATCGACCACCTTTTAATCTTTGTTTTTTGATATGCTGTGCAACTTCTCTTTTATAATAATTTCTTAAATTAGTAATTTCTTCAAAAGAAAATTTAGATAAAGATCGCCCACCAATAGAATAGGAACTGACATCGCCATTCGTTGCCTTGGTCTCTAAGAATGACTCAATATGATCTAACATTTTCTGAGCATGAATTCTGACATCTGAGTTTGATGAGTCATAATCATCAATAATAGTCCAATGACCAGAGTCGATTGTTATTCTTTCACTATCAGAGTTTCTAATAATATAGGCTTGCCAGTCATATTCTCCAATATTATAATCCTCTGTTGTAGCACTTGGAACTGAAACTAAATAATCATTACCAGAGGCAGTTGCAGTAATGTCAATATCATGGTGATTAGCATGATAAACTGTGGCAGTATATTTTAATGTATATTGGTCGTTGGGGTAATCCTTATGTAAATCTGTTCTTTTCCATTGAAGAATATCACCAGCTCTAATTTCAGTCGGTTCTATTTCAGGTATATTTGCACTATCAAATAAATTCGCCATTTATGTATCCCATGAGTTCACAAAATTATTTTGTATCATAACTTTCTTTTGAGTCACCTTATTTTCTTCTTGACTATCTATTCTATGTTTAACCTTATTTAGGTCAGCGTTCAAGCCAATAAATGAGGCGTAACCATAAACTAAACAATCCAGAGCTTCGTTTCTTGTTCTGGTCTTAACATACTCTCTGGTTGGTATTCCTTTGACATATTTCGTCTTAACTCTTTCTGATTTCAACTGTAAAAAATACTCATCATCTAAATTTTTAGGAAAATGAATATATCCAGCACCTTCTTGATCTATCTTTAATCGTGCAAATAAAACATCTTTGGCACTACTAACTCCAATCATAAATAAAGGGGTTCTCATAGAATTATTGGTTGATGCTCTTTTGGGGAATATGGGTCGTGATCCAGCCATACCTTTAATCGCTAATATTCTTCTTCTAAATCGTGAACGACAAAAAGAAAGCACTTGGTTGGTAAAGTGACCACCACTATCAACACAGGCTGTGGCTAGTTGTAATTTCTTTCCATCTTCTCTAACAAAGGTCTTACTTAATTCTTGATCTAACTTATCCCATAATTGATTAGTAGAAGGATCACCATGAATGATGCGATGGTCAATAATCCACATCTCCTCATCAAATCCAACTCCAATAAATGTTACTTCTAATCGTGTGTCTTGAACATCGACTCCAGCACAAACAACCAAAACCCCCTCAGGTACATTTTCATAAGTATAGGCTTCAATTCTTTCATGTAAGGGAATATCAATTCCTTCTCCCTTATCCTCAAACGACTCTCCGAGAGCTGTGTTAATCCAAACCTTTAACGTCTCAGGAAATTTTTTGGCTTCTAAGAAGTTTCTCACTGTGTCAGATAATCGAGTCCAACTAGAATAAAGTTCCGACAAATGAAAAGAGGCAACTCCAGTAAAATCTTTCGTGGCTTGCCAATGTCCTTTTTTGATTGCTTGCCATCTTTGAGAGTCATTCCATCTTGCCTGACAATGCTCACAACAATAATGAGAGGCTTCTAAATTTTCTTTATCAAAGATTACAT